AAGGTAAATCAGCAGTAGGGATTCCCACATCATCAACCTTATTATCAGTATGATAACCAAGAATACGCACTCGACATCTACCCAGTTTAAGTGGGTCTATTCTATCCTCTACGACACCTTGCCACCAAACAAATTCACCAAACATTATTAATCCTCATTTGATTTTTTTTAGATTTAGCCATATGCAGGAGCATCCTTCAAAGCATCTTTTGTAACCTCAGCTACTTGAAAATATGCGGGTTTACCATTATTCCATACAATCATATGTCTTAAAGCTGTAATTAAATAAACACCAGATAGATACTTATCAGCTAAATCCTCTGGGTTTTTTATTTTACCGGGATTTTGTTCTAATACTTTTTCTGGTGCTGGTACAGTTATATCGACAGTATGACCTACATTTAAATATGATAGTCCAGAAAAAGTAATTTGTAATTTTACTTGATCTAAACCAAGTATCAATGCATTTCTTTGTAATTTCCATTTCTCTACTTCATTATCATATAGATCAGTACTATTTTTTGAATACATTCTATCATGTTTTGGATAAAACATAACATTACTATCATGATATGATTGTATATTATCACCTTCATTACTACCAACTACTTGTGGTGCAAATGTATGACGATCTTGAACCTCATAATGTGTATCATTTGTACTTATAGGCATATAAGGGTCTGTATGAGTAATACCCGAAGCATATGTTTCAGTTAAACCATATGTTTGTTGTTGAATTTTCTTTTTTACAATATCATGTGTAATCAATTTAGAAGCATAGTAACCATTTTCAATATTACGAGTAGTATTAAATTGATTTATAATTGCTAGTTCGTCTAGTTGCACCTGATCATTTGCTGCTAACTGAATTATTTTTTGCTGTGAATCAATGATAGGTGAATATATAAATTTCTGTTTAACTTGTTGTGTTAATAATGTTTCAACACTTTTAAAGTATGTAATACCATTAGCTTCCCAGAACAAATAATTCGGTACATTGTTTTTGTTTATTGCTCTCTTAGCTAACCAATTAATAGCCTTAAATGGTTTCCAGTTAGGAATAACAACATTCTCTAAACCCTCTGTTTCCTCAATAACAAAATCATTATCAGGAGATACATCATCTAATATTGTTTCAACAATTTCACTAATTTTCTTCCCACGAAATGATCGACTAATAGTAGTATTACTATTTACAATATCTTGTTCGGAAGTAAAATGAAGAAGGTATAGTTGTTGTCTATCCTTAGTTATATGTCTGTCAGATATTGAGACACTAAACATTGGACCGGGATTTATATCAATTCCTTTACCAGACTCACCCTCAATAGATTTAGTGAATATACTAAAATTAAGATATTCTTCACCAAGTATAGGACCTTTACTTGGGAGGTTGATAGAATCATTGAGAAGTATATCAACAGTAACACTATCACCGAATAAATCTTCATATATATTCATACTAACAAAAAGTTTCCGAAGGTCAAAAACTTCTTTTGGTGTTACTAGTTCTAAAAATTCTATTCTTATGTCAGACGCATTACTTTGTTCCATAATTATTTCAACAAGTCTTTAAATTCTTTAACCACATTACTAACATATTCTGGGCGGATTAGTGTTAAATTTCTTTTAGCATCATTTAATGTTTCTTCATGTAGAAAGTTAGTGATAGCTGTTGCACCAGATGCTGTTGAATCTACTTCATATTTATCTGCATCTTCATAGTGGTGTGTGTCGTTGATATTTGCTTCACCATATTTCTTAATAACGAATTTCTTTAAATCAAAATAAGTCAATGGCCAATCATAGTATGGATTAGTTGCCTGATGAGAATATAAAATGATCCAATGTAGTTCTGTATTGCCATAATACTTATATGCAAGAAACTCTGGTGTTTCTCCATCTACTATTTGATGTTGTGCAAAGAAGGCTTGATTCTTTACAAAATTTAATTTCAAACGAACGCGTTGAAGTAAATTTGTTATAACATCTATATTAACATTATTTTTAACACCACGAACATCATAATTAATTTGATTGAAATGCTTAAAGTATGCCATATTAGTATCCGTCTAGTATATCGTCTTGAGTAATTTTTTTGGTTTCTGTGAAAGACAAACTAAGACTATAAGAAACTGGTCTACCATCTCTTAATGCTACCCAGAAACCTTCTGGTGAATAATTAGTAGAAACATTTGTACAAACACAATTATATATTGATGGTATCCAAGAATGTTCCTCAAAGGCACCATTTTCATTCATTAAAAATTCTATATTAAATTCATTAGGAAATGTGTAAAGGCCTTCACCCATAACTCCTCCAACAAAATTTGGTCTTGAGTGTAATCTAAACATATTAATAATACTATCTATTTCTTCACCTTCCGCTTCACTAGAAGGTGCAAATGCAAACTCAAAAGAAAATGTTCTAAACTCTATTCCATTAAACAATTGTTCTTCATATGGATTTTCTTGAAATCTTCCAGCAGCTTTTAATCCACCACCAAGTCCAGGCATTAATGAAGCCATACCTATAGCACCTAAAGCACCGGCCGCGGCGGCACCCGCACCAACGGCAACAGCAGTGGCAAGTTTAGTAATAGCACCACCTTGGAGATTTTTTACTGCATCACCGGGATCACCTTCACCTCTTAATGCTTGTTTTGCGAAATTCCCCATTGCTCCAAGTTCTGTTGCCCCCCATGAAGCTCCTTCATCAAATTGTACAGAATTAGGCATATATAAAAAACAATGTTCAAGATTTTTAGGTGGCTGTCGCATCATCTCTAATCCCTTTTTACCAACAGCAGCCAATCCAGCTGCGGCAGTTGCGGCCATATCCACAATGGAATTCCCAACAGCACGTTCTCCTTTTGCAGCCTGTTTATTATTTATCTCTGCAGCTTTATTCAGGTTACCTTTAGAGTATGCTTCCGCCGCAGCTGCGCCTGATTCACGCGTCATGTTATGGGTGTTTCCTGAAGGTTGTGGTTGTTGTTCTTCTTTGGCTATAGCCTGTGAATTATCTGCTTGATTTTGTAAGGAAATACCACCTTGTTGGACAGCAGTGAAATGAATACATTCTTGAACCATAGGAACATCATTAGCACCGTTCAAATTATCTATGTTTATGGGATATCTATGTGTAGGTATTCCACCTATATCTGTATTATAGCTTGCAGTGACAGTGGATTTTACTTCTGATTGTCTTACTTGTGGTGGTGGTAATGGAACATCTGTCCATCCTCTTCTTGCTCCACCTGCATCTATTCCTGTTTTTCGACCTAACCAATCTGTTCCCATCTTTTTTCTCCGTATTATAAATACTTGAACTTATACTATATTTATAAGATCAAATGAAAAAATATCCCAGAGTCGGCCGTTATATAATCCAAAATAAAGACAAATATGTAGCCAATCTTCAGGAATGTGAATATCGTTCTAGTTGGGAGCTAAAGTATATGAAGTATTTAGACACTCATCCCAATGTGATTGAATGGGGCTCAGAAAATGTCATTATTCCATATTATAGTCCAGTAGAGAAGAAAACTAGACGATATTTTGTTGATTTCTATGTCAAAGTGAAATCTGTTACTGGTGAATATAAGAAGTATATTATTGAGGTAAAACCCGCAGTTCAATGTAAACCCCCTAAAAAACCCAAGAAACAGACACAAGGATATGTTAAGAAACTTAAAACATATGTAATGAATCAGGCTAAGTGGAAGGCTGCTCGTAAATGGGCTGAAAAACGTGATATGGAGTTCGTAATTATAACAGAAAAGGAACTAGGTATTCAGTCTAAAAAACACAAAAAACTCTTATAAATATAAACATGGCCATACTAAGAGAAATACAAGGGGAAGCAACATCACGATTACTTTCTGGTAAAATGTATCTATATAAGTATCAGGCGGAATCTGGATTATATAATAAATTTCCTTTAATATTTATGCTAAGAAAAAGAGGAAGTTTATTTGAAGGTATTGATTTTCATTATATTGATATAGGAAGAAGAATTGAATTATATGAAAATATGAAACCTTTTTTTTCTACGAAAGGTATTACAGAAAAAACTATATTATTTGTTAAAAAGTTTCGTACTATCATGCATAGATCAAAAAACTTCAGAGGTGCTGTGGTTTCTTTTAGAAAATATAAGAAAGAAAATATTAAATCAAAGATCATAGAAGTTAGTCCAAACAACTGGCTAACAGCATTACGACAACCAGCAGAAATGTTTGTCACATCAGAAGGAAAGATAATAAGAAGTACGAATATCTGGAAAGAAACATTAAAATTACAGAGGGCAGGATAAATGGCTAACAATTGGTCACAAAGCAATTCAGAAGGAACAATTGATATGGGGATTTGGGGTGAGGAATCGGTAACGGGGAAGAAAGTGACAACAATTGCACCCGAAGTCAAACCAATACAAACACCAAAAAATCATATTAATAGAATGATGGCTAACGTCAAAAATTCTAACCTTTTTTCAAGACCATATCTATATTATGTTTTTATTCATCCTCCGAAAACTTTTGCTAGTAAGACTGAACTTGAGAGTATACAATTGAATTGTGAAACTGTATCTATTCCTGGTCATGTTCTAGCAACAAAAGAACATAAGACTTATGGTTTAAAGCGTGAATATGTATATGAGAAATTGCTTGAAATGGTATCTATGACTTTTTATATAAGTGATCAGATGCATGAATTTAATTTCTTTAATGCATGGATGAACTCAATGTATAGTAATGGTCGTGTTTCTTATTATAATGACTACAAAGGATCTATAGAGATTTTCCAATGTTCTGGTATTGAGAGAGGTAATACAGAAGCTCCAGAAGATTTAGAAGTTATGATGAAAGTAAAATTAATTGATGCTTATCCTAAAACTATATCGGCTCTACCATTAGGACATGGCTTAGGAAATACTATTCAAAAAATGTCTACTAATATTTCTTATCGTGATGTTGAATATACAGATTATACAAAACAAGATCCAACTAAACAAACACAAAATCCATACATAGAATTAAAACAGAGAAAAATAACCTCTATACCAATTAAGTCTGTTTACGAACAAAAAGTCAGTGCTTGGGATCAAGCAAATGAGGATAATTGGTAGTATTAATATTATTATTATTATTTCATTAAAGGAGTGAATGAAATGGCGTTACCAAAAATTGCAGTACCTAAGTATCAATTAAAAATTCCATCAACTGGAAAAGAAGTAAGTTACAGACCTTTCTTAGTCAAAGAAGAAAAGATTCTTCTTATTGCTATGGAAAGTGATAATGAAACAGAAATGACAAATGCAATTAAAGATATTATTCATAATTGTATATATGATGAACTTGATGTAAAAAATATGCCAATGTTTGACATTGAATATATCTTTTTACAATTGAGAGCTAAGTCAAAAGGTGAAATTGCTGATTTATCATTTGAGTGTGGTAAATGTAATAAACCAATTGCTGTACAGGTTGATCTATCAAAACTAGAAGTAACTAGAACTGAAGGACATGATACTAAAATACCATTATCAGATGATGTTGGTGTAATCATGAGATATCCTTCAATGGAAGTACAAAGTATTATTAATAAAGAAAGTTCTGACGTAGAAAATATATTCTCTACTATTTCTTTTTGTATTGAATCTATTTGGGATAAAGAAACAGTATATGCAACTAAAGACCATACTAAAGAAGAGCTAACTGAATTTTTAGAATCATTACCTGATAGTTCATTTACTAAAATTCAAAAATTCTTTGATACAATTCCCGTGTTAAAACATGAAGTTGAATTAAAATGTACATCAAAGAATGGTAAAGGAAAAAAGGCTAGTTTATGTGGATGGGAAGGTACAAGGACTCTGGAGGGTCTTGGATCTTTTTTCGGATAAGCCTCGGTCATGAATCAATAAGTAATTATTATCAGACTAATTTTAATTTGATGCAACATCATAAGTACTCATTGGCCGAGGTGGAAAATCTAATTCCATGGGAACGTGAAATTTATATAATGTTATTAATGAAATGGATTGAAGAAGAAAATGAAAGACAAAAACAACAACAAGGAAATTAATAAGGAGTAAAAGATGTCTAACAACAATTTTGATGTAGATAATATAAAAGATTTTTTAGATGAAGCAACCGCTGAAGGGTTACTAAAGCCAGGTGAAGCAGAAGCAATGGAAATAACCTTTCTTGCCATAGCTAGAATTGCTGGTAAAGCAGGAGTATTTATTATTAAATCAATAATTAAATTATTGAAAAAAGCAGGTGTTGAACTTAAAAAACTTAAAATTTAACAAGAGTTAAACTACAATGGCTATAAAAAATATAATTAAAAAAGCATCAGATGATGGGAATGATGTATCTAAAATGTTAAAATCCATTAATGATTCTAACAATAAGAATACTTCACGCTTAATAAAATCATTAAAAAATAAAAATAATGTTGGTGTTATTAATTCTTTTTCACCTGACGCTATAAAAGCCATTAAATCTGCAATAATGCCCGGCATAGAAGCTAGGAGTGAAGCAAAAAGAAATATATTTGGTTTTAAGAAGAAAACAAATCCTCCAACGATGAAGTTTTTTAATAATCTTTTCGCGAAATATTTTGGTGAGTCAGGAACACCAAAATGGATGAAGGCTTTATTTTTAACATTAGGTGGATCGTTTATTTATTTCTTTGAAGAAATAAAATTAAAATTATTAAGTGTAATGAAGATGTTCACCGCAAAAGGATTATTTGTAAAAATTGCAGCTGTATTAAAAGAAAATCAATTTATAACAAAAATACTTGAAAGTTTAAAAAATATTAAAGGTAGAATAGGTGGCTGGGCTACTAAAATATGGACATCGGTTCAAGGTATATTCGGTGGTGGAGGCAAAGAGGGTGCAAAAGGAAAAGGACCCAAGTGGCTTCAAAGTTTAAAAAATATGAAAGATGCCGTTGGTGGTTGGGCTAAAAGATTATCGACATCAGTTCAAGGTATATTCGGTGCAGGTGATAAAACAGCAAAAAAAGGACCTACCTTTATTGAAAAATTAAAGGGAATTAAAGATTCCGTTAAGAACTTCTTTGCAAAATTAATTTCACCATTTAAAGGTTTCTTTGGTGGAGCAGAAAAAGCAGCAGCAATTGGCCCTAAAAAGCCAGGTAAAGTAATGGAAGTCCTCACAAAGATAATGAATGTTGTAAAAGAAACAAAAGCTGGAAAATTTCTTAAAGTTGTTGCCAGATTCTTTCCTTTCTTAATACCTATTCTTGCTGTTTGGGAAACAATCAAAGGAATAACGGGTGGATGGAAAGAAGTTGAAGAAGCAAATCCCGAAGCAAGTGTTATTGAAAAATTAGGTGGAGCATTTAAAGGTGGTCTTAAAGCTATCTGGAAATTCTTTGTAACAGACTTAGTAGACTTTATTGGTGGTGCTGCAAAATGGCTCGTAGAAAAAGCATTAGGTTTTCTTGGATTTGACAAAGCAGCAGAAACTATTAAAAAACAAAAGTGGAATTTTGGTACAAAACTAGATGAATGGTTAGGTAAAGCATGGGGATGGATCAAAGGTATATTTGGATTTGGTGAACCACCTGAGAAAGTAGAAGGAGAACCTGAAGCTACAGAAACAGAAGGTGGTAAATCCTTGATGGGTTTTGTTAAAAGTTCTATTAGTAAAGTATGGGACTGGATTAAATCATTGTTTTCTTTCACACCATTAGGTCTTATCTTGGATAAACTTCCCGGATTAGATATTACTGGAATGTTGAGAAGTCTATTAAACACGGTATTAGGTCCTATTTTAGAATCCAAGAATCCCCTATTAAGCGGATTGGCAAGAGCACTAGTACCAAATCCTGTATTAAATTTTATGAAAGTACCCACCGGAGGTGGAGAAGGTGGAGAAGGTGGAGAAGGTGGAGAAGGTGCTGGTGATGCTGGTGGTGACTCAACTGCCCCTCCTAAAAAGAAAGAATCAGGACTACTTAAACAAGCAAAAGGTGTTGCAGGCAAAATTAAATCAAAAGTATTCTCATGGTTTGGTTCTGATGAAGCAGAAGCAAGTGAAGAAGATGGAATATCAATTGTTAAAGGTAAAAGAGTATCAGGATTACCCATAGTAAAACCACTTTCTCCAATTAAAACTGGAATTGATTGGGGATTTATTTCTTCCAAAGAAGGTGGTTCAAAATTAAAAGGATATGTTCCTGAT